GGTGAGTATTTGATGTATCCCAGCGATACAAGCATGGGGGCATCGCTTGGAAATATTATAAATTGTCGGTGTAGTAGTCTATATGGTGTATAATGGAGTGAAAATGGAAAACAAAAACTTAGAATATAAAAATCTTGCGTTTGAAATAAAAGAGTTTAATAATGATGACCCTGATTACTTTTATTTTGAAGGATACGGGTCAACATTTGGGAATATCGACCGTGGGAATGATGTTGTAGTAAAAGGGGCGTTTGTTGAAAGTTTAAAAGGGCAAATGCCTAAGTTATTATGGCAACACAAAATGTCTGAACCATTAGGGGTATTTATTGATGCGTATGAGGACGAGAAAGGCCTTTACGTTAAAGGGAAAATGCCAAGGGATGATAAATTTGTTGCTGAGCGTGTTATCCCACAAATGAAAGTAGGGTCTATCAATGACATGTCTATTGGTTTTTCAATTAAAGACGCTGATTATGAAAAATACAATGGGTCTAATGTCCGAATGATTAAGTCTGTTGATTTGTATGAGGTATCATTGGTTACTATACCCATGAACCCAGAAGCAGCTATTACAAGTAAAGCATTTACACCATTTCAAGACAGCTTGCCTATTTATGAAAAAGAATATGCATGGGTGCCGTCTGAAGCATTGGAGCGTGTGCAAAAAGAACTGCCAATAGATCAACAAAAAACAGCGTTCTTGTTCTATGACGAGAAAAAACAAGAAGGGGCGTACCAGATTGCCGATATTGTTGACGGTGAATTACAAATAATCCCCAAGGCGTTGTTTTTGGCTAGTGCAGCAATTAAAGGGCGCAAGTCAGTAGATGGCATTGATGATATTAGCATGGCCGTGGAGTCAATTAATAAATACTATGACAAGATTGATGGTGTTGACAGCCCTTTGCAAAAAAACATGGTTCAACAGTTTGAGCAATTTGGGCATATCAAGGATGCGTCCGACTTTTTAAAAGCCTATGGATTAAGCAACCAAGAAGCAACTGCTTTTTTAGCCTGTGTCAAGAAAATTCAAGACAAAAAAGATATTACAGACAAAATTATTGACGCTGAAAAGAAAGCAGCAGAAACTTTGTTGTCAGAAATAAAATCAAGTTTACAAAATATACAAGAAAAAATAAAGGATTAAAAATGGGAATATTTGACCTGCCTGGGCATATTTTGCAAATTCCAGCATCTGTTATTAAGGATGCTGTGGGTAAGCCTTCTGAAAATGGGAATACAAACACTGGTGATAATATAAAAGACGCTGTGTTTGATATTATTGACCCATTTGACATGATGAAAAAAACTTTTTAATTTAAAATATTGACAAAAAACTGTGATATATTAAATATCATAGATTTGTCAACGCTCGAAATGAGTTATCTATCGCAATGAATAGAGCATAATCAATTTATTTATTGTTTTATTAGATAATTACAGGAGTGTAAAAAATGAGTGTAGAAGTAAAAACTACCGAGCAAGGAGCTAATGCTGAACTTAGTGAGGTTTTAAAAGGTTTAAAGAACATTGAGGGTGCGACAGGCGAGCAAAAGTCTAAGATTGACGCTATCTTCTCGGATATTATGGAGTTTGAAGCGAAAAATAAAGAATTGACCTTAAGTGCTGCCGAGACTGCCAAGGAATTAAAAGCGGCTCAAGAGCGTTTAGAAACTTTGGAATTAGCTGTTTCGCAGAAGTCAATAGAGAATTCTTGTTATAAAGACTCGCCAGAGTATAAGGCTTTGAACTTGGCTATGAAAAATGGGTTGTCGTGGGATCAACACTTAAATGCCGAGCAGAAGTCATTGTTGCGAACAGATGTTGGTGCTAGTGGCGGTTTTTTAGTTCCTGACGCACTTGATGAGAGAATCCGTTCAAAGATTACTGAGGTAAGTGATATTCGGCGACTTTCCGACACTTCAACAGTAACTACTAAAAGCCTTTCTATCGTTATTGACGGCGAATCCCCATACGCACCATTCGAGGGTGAAACAGAGCCGGCGCAACAAGTTGGTCTTGACGCTGAGCAGGAAACTGTTACCGTATATAGTCAGCGTTCTTTCGTAAAGCTAACAGAAGAGCAAATAAAATTTACTCCAGCTGATATTGTGGCTCACATGGAAAAAAAGGTTGTTCGTGGTTTTATCGCTGGGGAAGGCAATGGCTTTTTAAATGGTAATGGAGTAAAAATGCCAAAAGGTGTATTAAAATCGGACAAAGTGCCTGTGTATGAAACCGCTACAGCTAATAAACTTTCATTTACAGATGTTGTTGATCTGAAAGGGTCTTTGAAAAAACCCTACCATGCTGGTGCTGTTTACTTCATGAGTCAAAAAACTTACGTTAAGTTAAGACTAGAATTAGAGACTGGTGGAAACGGATTGTTTTGGAAACAAAATAGTGATGGGCCAAATACGATTGATGGCACACCTTATGTGCTTATGCCAGACATGGCTGATGTAACAGGGTTGACGGGGCAATCAGCGTTGGCTGCTTCTGGTGACATCGTTGTTGGTCTTGGTGACTTTTTCTCAGGGTATCAAATACTTGACCTTGAAGGCACCCAGTTGACGATTAACCCATACAGCCAAGATACGGAAGGTATTGTTAGATACACTTGGAAGCGTTGGCTAACTGGTCAAGTGCAAATGCCAGAAGCCTTTGCATTGCTAAAAATCAAAGCTTAATAGAATTATTGTTATGCCCCACGTTTTATCGTGGGGTAATCTAGGAGAATTAAAAAATGGATTATGATTTAAAGAGTTCAATTTCAACCGAGGTTGGTCTAAACTTTGGTTCTATTGCTACAAACACCACAACTGTTGGCAATATTATTGATTCAGCTGGGTTTGCATCATTGGTTTTTAGCTTGGTTACTGGAACCGTTACTGACGGTGATTACACACTTGTTATCGAGCATGGCGATGATTCTGCCTTGTCTGACGCAGCTACTGTTGCATCTACAGACCTTATCGGTGGATTACCATCATTCACTGCGGACACTGACGACAACTTGTCCAAAGATGTTGGTTATGTAGGAAAGAAACGATATGTTCGAGCTAGTATCGTGTCAGCTAATACTACTAGTGGTGCTGTTATTGGTGTGGTTGCTATCAAAGGCCATGCTTTGAGCAAACCTACTGCTTAATAACATTAAGTGTTATAATAGAGGGGAATATAATCGGTGGCTGTAAAAGGCCACCATTTTATTATTAGGAGTAAATTAACCATGAAAGTAAAAATTTTACAAGACTGCAAATTTAATGTTAATGGTGAAAACATAGCATTTACAAAAGGGGCAATTATTAATTCGTCTCAAAAACTAACTAGCATTGGGCAAGCAATGTTTATGCTTGGGTATGCCGAGATCATAGAAGAAGACAAGCCAACAAAAAAAACATTGGTAAAAGAAAACAAGGCTGTAAAATCAGAGGGGTTAGAAACAAAAGTTGAAAAGGTAAAAAAGGTCGTTAAAAAGGCAATTAAAAAATGACTATAGAATACAAGCGGATTGGTAAGGTTGAGAAAAATATAATATCACTAGATCAAGTCAAGGATTTTATACGATTATCTGGCGATGACGAAAACTCAATGATCCAATTATTTATTGATGCAGCAATAAAACAAGCCGAGGGCATCATGAATAGGGATTTGCTAACAACTACCTATGAATATTACAGACCATCGTTTAATGGCGACTTAACTTTACGCCGTGCGCCTTATCAATCCCTTGTATCTATTGAATATTTAAAAGATAGCGCATACACAACACTTCCATCATCTGAATACAAGATATCAGAAGGGGGTATTTATGGCATTATTGAGCAAATTGAAATGCCTACTGTAGATGATGATGTAAAGGGGGTTAAAATCACGTTTAAATCTGGCTATGGAGATAATGTATCGGATGTCCCTGCAGATATTACTATGGCGTTGTTGCAAACCGTTCATCATTGGTATGATAACCGTGGAATATGCGGTTGCCCTGATGTGGTTAATGATATTTATGATCGATACAAAGTAATTGATATATCTTATGAATTGTAAATCTAGCATCCCAGTTAAGAACTTGAATCAAAAGGTTACTGTGCAAACACGGGCAATGGTTGGTTCTCATTTTGGGGTAACAGACTTAACTGAACAATTTATTGATCTAAGTGTTTTGTGGGGCAAGTTTGAAACGGATGAGAAAGGCTATCGGTCATTTGGCGGTGCTGGGGTATCAGAATCTATCACGCATGTATTTACAACACGATATACAAGCGTTGTTACAGTTACGGATCAAGAATGGCTGTTGTATGATGGGGTTCGTTATAAAGT